TGAAGAGCCATCTGTTCCACTTGTACCTGAAGAGCCATCTGTTCCAGAGCTTCCACTTGTTCCTGATGAACCATCTGTACCAGAAGTTCCTGAAGAGCCATCTGTACCAGAAGTTCCTGAAGAGCCATCTGTACCAGAAGTGCCTGAAGAGCCATCTGTTCCAGAGCTTCCACTTGTACCTGAAGAGCCATCTGTTCCACTTGTACCTGATGAACCATCTGTACCAGAAGTACCTGAAGAGCCATCTGTTCCACTTGTTCCTGATGAACCATCTGTACCAGAAGTTCCTGAAGAGCCATCTGTTCCAGAAGTTCCTGAAGAGCCATCTGTTCCAGAAGTTCCTGAAGAGCCATCTGTTCCAGAAGTTCCTGAAGAGCCATCTGTTCCAGAGCTTCCACTTGTTCCTGATGAACCATCTGTTCCACTTGTTCCTGATGAACCATCTGTACCAGAAGTACCTGAAGAGCCATCTGTTCCACTTGTACCTGACGTTCCACTAGTACCCCCAGTGATACTGTCGGTTAAGGCAGAAAAATATATCTGTTGAGAATCCCCGGTTAAGGTTGGACTACCTTGTTCGTAGTTCGTTACAATATAGAGCACATCGCTGGGGGCGGCTGACAGTGCTATACCTAAGTCGGTTATTCTTACATTTGCCATAGCTAATAAATATTTTTAATCTTTACTTTTTTCATTTTATTTTTAACATGGACCGCATAAACTTCCAACAACAAATCCATCTGTCCCAATTTGCCACATTCCTCCCGAAGTATCGGTTGTGTCAGTATACCAAAGGTTGTTGCCGTTGTATGGTGTATTTAGGGCTGCGTCTGAGTAAAATCTCAATACGTTTGACCATTGTGAAGTTGGTGAGTAAGTAGTCTGTGTCAAAGTGTATGTAGAACAACTACAACTACTATCCCCTGATGAAACAGCATAGGCAGTTGAATCTTCCTGAAGAATTAGTGGATTACCGTCTTGTGTAATCAAGACGTTACCAAATTGGTCAATTATCAATATTTCGAAAACAGTTGGTGTTGAAGAAGGTGTTGGAGTTGGAGTTTGGGTTGGCGTTTCAGACGGCGTTTGAGTTGGTGTCTCAGTAGTAGTTTGTGTCGGAGTTTGAGTTGGTGTCTCGGAAGGTGTTTGAGAAGGTGTTGGCGTTTGAGTTTCTGTTGCGGTAGGAGTTGAACCAGGTGTTGCGCTAGGTGTGGGTGTTTGTGTCGGTGTTTCAGTGGTGGTAGGTGTTTGTGTCGGTGTCTCAGTGGTGGTAGGCGTTTGGGTCGGTGTCTCAGTGGTAGTTGGTGTAGGCGTTTGGGTCGGTGTCTCAGATGGCGTTATTGAAGGTGTTGGTGTATTTGTAGGTGTTGGTGATGGTGTTGCTGGAGGAGGTGTTGTCGTAGGTGTTGGTGTTGGAGAAGGGGTAACACATGGCCCAAGTTGAACCACAACCCCATTCAACATTTCAGTTCTTGTTTGAGCCGAATAATATAATGTGGCCGCTGATAATGGGTCGGGATAATTACTTACATAGACATCAAAGGGACCTAATGCGTTTGTGTTTGGTGTAATCTTTATTATATAGGAATTACAAGTATCTGCGGAAATCTGTTGTTCAATAAAATTATCACAGCCAGGTGCAGTATTTACAACGAAAATCGATTGAAGGGACATCAGGTCTTTTTTTTTCAATAAATACCTGAACTATATTGATTTTTAAACCACCATAAAAAATAAAATAAACTAATAATATCAAACGAGCACCAAAGAACAATTTGACTCGTCTATGGATATTCCACTTATCACACAGCTTGACTCTTGAATCGAAATATTAACAATACAATCAACCAAACTTACGGTAATGTTAAATGAACATCCAAAAGTACAATCCAAAATCTTAAATAATTCACAACCGTTAGCATCAACTAATTTCAACATTATCGCCGGAGCTGTATTGAAAATTGGAGGAATCGAAGAGTTGTAACTAATTTCAGGTGGTACTGTAGTATTGATTGTACCAATTAGGCTTTGATTATTCCCATAAACATCCGCAATGTAAACTTGAACTGGTGTGCTAGCCCCCGATATGAAGTCTATTCTTACCTGTGTCATGACAAACAACTTATATCATAGTTTATAACCAAATCTATAACGATACTTTGATTGAGCAAAGCAGGATTTGTACCATTGGTTTGAATTGTTATTTGGTTGGTTTGTGGATTTACAATGACAGATGTTACACCAGGTACACCATAAAGTAATGTGGTAATTGTATCGTAATACAAATTATCTGAAGGAGCAACATTTAATTGTGTTGTCGTGAAGAAAGTTGTTTGACCACTCAATCCACTTGGCTCAACTTTGACTTGTGCTGTGAATGTTGCAGAGTTAAAAGTACAACCCGAGTTTCCAAAAATTAAGTCTTGGTATCCATCATTCAACATCTGTAATAATCCAAACTGACATGGTGATACCGTAGTTAAGAACTCGGAACCCATGACATATGTGGTATAAGAGGCGTAGGTCGAAAAACAAGAAATTGTCGTTTGTCTAGTTAGGTAACATCCTGTTAAATCAGTAATAGTAACACTATAAGTTCCTCCTGTAAGACCCGATACTGATATTTGTTGTGGATTATTAGGTACGTTATCAGACCATTGATAGGTAAATGGTGGTTGACCACTCGAAATAAATGCGGTTATTGTACCACTATCCCCCGTTCCACAACCTGTACTGTATATTGAAAAATCTAATGGTATAGAATTACCCACAAAAACTTGTGCCGTCTGTGTACACCCTGAAGAATCTGTAACTTGAACCACATGTTGTCCTGCGGTAATATTAGTGAACGTCACAGAACTTAAAGTTGTATCTGAAAAATAAGTTATACCATCTAAACTATATTGAAAAGGTTCAACGCCCCCACTTGTCTTTATCAATTCAATTGCCCCGTTTGAACCATTACATGTTGTTCCACTTACAAGTGTAGAAATTGTAAATAAATTATCTGTAAAAATGTCAACATCTTGAGCGTAGGCACAACCAGTCTCATCAGTAACAAAAAGAGAATAAGTACCTGCCGATAAATTATTGAAAAACTGATTGGACTCAATTGATGTTACAATTTGTGAATTTGAGTCAGGATAAATAAGTTGGTAAGTATATGGGGGGCTTCCTTCTGTTACATTTATTAGTAAGGAACCACCAGTACTTGAACAAACGGAGTTCTCAATCGTCAATGAAACTGAACCCAAACTTTGTGGAGTTGATATTTCTGTTCCCACAACAATATTACACAATCCGGCGTCCGTTACTGAAAACAAATATGACCCTGAAGGTATATTATTCAAAACAAATTGTTGAGAATAAGTTATAAGTACATTTCCCGTTGAAGCAGAATAATAATATGGTGCCGTTCCTCCTGATATGTTGAGCGTCAATGACCCGTCACTACTAAAACAAGTTGGTGTTATTGCTGAAAAGTAAGTAAACCCTAAAGGTTGAACTTCTCCGACTCCTACCGACTTTGTTCTTTTACAACCGTTAGCATCCGTAACTTCGACTGAGTATGTCCCTGTGGTCAATCCTGTTATTGTGCTTCCCGTATCACCATTACTCCAAACATAAGTGTATGGTGGTGTGCCAGTTTGACCTGTGACGTAGACTTTACCGATTGGTGTGAACGTGTTGGCACATGGGGAACTCGGCACTGAGTAGAAACCGAAATCTAACTCATTCGAACTTGAAATTATAAAACTTGGAGTGGAACCTGATGTTCCTCCAATATCCTCCGCAACAATGTAATAACTGTCAGCAGATAAACTTGTGAAAACAAACTCTCCCGAATTAGTATAACCCGAACTTACTAAACTATTTGAGGTGGTGTAAAGATAAAAATTGGTTGTTGCCAAATTAGCGGTCGAGGTGGCACTTACCGACCCGTTATTAAGCCCACAAGTTGTATCAACGAGACCTAATATGGAAGCACAGATTCCACTACTTACTAAGACGTTAATATTATTGTATCCGTAATTGTTAGGTGTGCTTGAATCAATTCCGTTAATTACGTAAACACCAGGAAAAAGACCCGTTCTTGTTGATGTACCGCCGATACTATAATCTGAACCCAAATCGGGGTCGACCCATGTGACAGTATATGGTGGAGTACCCCCAGTAAATGTAATACTTATCACACCCGCACCAGTATTCAAACTGTCACCAGTTATCAATAATGAATAATTAAGTGCTACGTTAGACATTACAATTTATGTTTATATTTATCCCCGTGTTTAGAACCAATTCCTCATTAACATAATAGGGTGACGATGTTAAGTTCACAAAACTGATATTATTCCCATTTATATAGAATGTATATCCATAATTGTAAAGTTGTGGTAAGTATTGAATCAAAGCATTTCTCCAATCTGTAGCGGTTGGTATGTCATTTGAGCCAACACCATAAAAAAAAGGTTGTTGTATAAGAATATTATTTCCAATTCTTAAATCAATATACCATGTGGTGGTAACTGAATCTAAAATACATTGAGTCAGGCTAACACCTGATGAACTTAACATACTATTGACAGAAAAATATAATATCGAGCTGAAATTAGAAACTTGTACATCCCCGTTCAACCATGGGTAAATTGAGAATGATGGATTAACACAATTAGAGGTGTAATTGAAAATACCGCTTGATATTTTACATGGATTTGCCTCGACAGGTTCTTCGATACAACCTCTCTGTCTTCTATAAACAAATTTTTGTTTGTGTAGAACGGAGTTCTCGAATTTTATACCTCCTTGCCAAATGGTTGTAGCAGGAATCATTTGTTCCACCAACTTCATCCAATACGGACCTATACCTTCTACATAATCAATTAATTTCTGATAAGTGTATTTGTTATTTGGTAAACCAACAGTTTGTTCAGATTGGATATATTTCCACCAAATGGACTGTAAGGTTGGGTATCCTCCTGTTTTTCCATCCGTTATGTATAATCTATTTCTTGTGTTCACCATATTTTCCCAAAAAGTTTGGTAGAACTCAAAAAATGTTTTTTGTTTTGGCTGTGGATTTACATAAGTCCAGTCAACACCACCAGGTACAGGGTATCCCACCGTGAGACCAGATTCAGGAATCGGATAGTCATATCTTCTTGATTGGTCCCAAACATCGTAAACTAATCCTTGAGCAGGATTTAAGAATAAATCTATGTTTTTGACATTAAGAACAAGTTTTTCATTCCCAACATAATAGTAGGCGTTGTAATCCGCTTGATTCGATATCCTTAACTTATCATCATCATCTAACCAACTCTTATTATTATCAATAATCTTCCTTAACTTGAATCCCAGGTTCATATATGGAAAATCTCTGTATCTATCGAGATAAAGTTGACCATAGGTAAAAGGTTGTAGTTGTGTTTGAATATCGATGTTTTGACCTGTGTATACATTTCCTGTGATGGTAACTTGGTCAGGACTTCTATGTTGTGGTGTAACCTCGTACCAACCCGCACCAAGTTGGAAGAAATAATTTTCAGTATCTCTCGGTGCCTTCGGATAACCTAAATCATCTACAGGATAATCATCTCGAGTGATTATTGCTGCTTCATACGTAGCGGAAGAAGTAAATGCTGAAAATAAAACCCCTTTTACTTTAAAAGTAACTCCTGGTAAATATGTTGGCGTTTGCTCAACATATGTTCCACCAGTAATTGCCAGATATTGTGTTGTAAAGTTTTTTAAATTTATTCTTTGGTCGGCTAAATAAATGTGTTCGTTATACTCAATCAATGATTCGGGAGCACCAATCAATCTCATTAGAAACTCTATAGACCTTCTTGTACCTTTTGACTTAAACAAATAAGCGGCGTTCAAGATTAAATTTCTGTAGAAGGCGTAGTTTAATTCTGTTGGTGTTAAAGCTCTAGCGTAACCAGGGTAATTGGGTTTACTTTGGTTGCCAAACACGGAGTCCAAGAAATTTTCATTCGTTATTGGTGAAAAGTTAGAAGACCATCCGAGTGTTTGAGACAAGTTGACTAATAATTGATTCGGAATGTTATTTCCTGGGTTATATTGAACTGAGTTCATAAACGCCAAGGACTCAATAAATTGTTTTACTTGGTCAAAGCTCCTACCATATATTTGTAATATCTTTTCAACCTTTTGATTTAGGGTATCGAATTCTTTTATAGCATCAGTAACCAAAAACCTCGAAATTAGGTTTGTCTTATAAGAGTCTAAATCTACAGCAATAGATTGAAGTTGGGTTAAGTATGTATCAAAAGCGGCACCGAGAATTGACAAGTTCCATGGTCCATCTTTTGGCCACGTTACTTGTTGATAATTGGTATAAAACTGACCCGCTTGATTCTGTGCTGGTATTTGGAAGAAAGCAGTATACTCAGGAACAGTCAATCTGTTAATCAAAAACTTTTCAACCTCATCGAAATCTTCGAGAAATACCTTATCAACGATGTAGTCGTTTGGTCTTACTAAGAAATTACCGAAATAAGTTGTTGCTGTCGTTGGGAAAGGTTGTCCTGAAACGTAAAAACCCAAAGGACCTGTAGTGGTAGAAGGTGACGGTTCAAAACCAACAACCTTATATTCGATATCATTAATAGAAATGGCATAATCCAAATACGTTTCGGTTAGGTTTCTATACTTTGAGGTGATAATTTCACGAGCCTCAATATTTGTAGTGGCACTTACACTATATTCAATCGCAAATGGGTTATTCAATCTATCAAGGTTGACCTGAAAGAATGTCTCATCTGAAATAGAATCGTACGTGATATTGATAGCGGTTGCCCCTGTTGTAAAATCAATATTATCAAATAAAACTTCTATTGCCGCAGGAAAATAGTTAATAATTTTGGTTACAGAAACACTGAACCTTTTGGCTAAAGAACCATACAAAGAAAAATTAAGAACTTGAGAAACATCATAATTAGGATAGACTCTAAACTGAGTTGCTTGAATCGCTCTACTTTGTAAAACATCTTCTAAACCCAAATCATCCAATGATAAAGGTTCGGAGAATGCCCCAACATTAAAGGTTCTATTTACCTTTTCTGTAACAATGTCATTAAAATCAAAAACACCTAACGTAAGTCCTCCACCATTGACAGTCTGTAAACCAACAATGTTGTCAGAGAAAGTTCCCGCACCATTACCAGGTCTCGGAGGGTAAAAATATTTGGTTCTTGAAGTACTCATTGAGCTGTGATAGTTGTGAAGTTTTTACTGAAGTCGATATTATTACCACGATTTTGTCTAACCTCATATAGAAGAGCATTGAATTGGTCTCTAATTTCATACAAGTTGTATTGTCTGTATATGTTGTTCTGTGAATCGTAGATTGTGTATATACCATCATCAATAGACTTGGTTTGATTACCATAAAGGGCAATTGCGAGAGATGATATATCGTATTCAACCATTTCAACCTCCAATGTTACCGGGTTAAAAAATGTATTTGAAATAATAACCTCTTGGTCAGGTTGACCAATATATGGTGTTGCGTTTGGATTGTTGGTAGGTGATGATGACGGGGATAATGTCAAAAATAATAAGTTTGCCGTACCATCAACATATCTATATCTTATCGCCTTTTGAGTAGAATTCGTTTGGTTAGATACGACAGGCTCACAATAGAAACAAGAAGTTACAACTCTGAAGAAGTTAGGAATTTTTGAACCATCAGGGTTTAAATACTCCACTCTGAATCCAACAAGTCCTTGAGGTACGAATTTATTTTGGAACTCAGGTGGCACGTTTGTAACATCTATAATAATTCCTTTGACGTTGGGAAGAGCGCTTAAAACACCACAATCCGTGATTACAGTTCTTATTTGTGCTGGTCTCAAATAGAGAGTATAAATACCAATTGCGTTGAATTGATTGGCCGGCAGAGTTAAATTATATAACCCACCCAAAACTTCGACACCAGCATTTCCCCCAGTTGCCGTATTGTTAAAAAATGGTCTCAAAATTGTTGGTGCGTCCAACCTTGTTAACGTAAAATCTTGAGTCGCATCACGAGTCGGCGTATACACCATAAGGATTTCTACATCTTCAGGTGAAACATCACTCGGTCTTATTGTACCATATGAACCTATCGCCATATTTTCTTTTTTTTATAAATAGTTTAGTCCCTGTTTTGGACATTGAAAAATCCGTATCCGTAATTTAATAAATCACCAATATTATCAACCTCACCTAATCTCTGAACCCTCTCGTAAGCACTATTTTTTCCTCTTTCAACATACACGTCCGTTTGTATTTGAGGTTGGTCAATAAGTTTTAATAGTGCCTCATCTTTAGTTATGGGCTCCGCAGTTAAATTGTTCGCGGTAAATCCTGATGATTCAACAAAAAATATTGTCGAGCCGTCGGAAAAATCATAGTAGTTTATATTGTTAATTGTGTAACCGGTTGAGAAAGTTCCAATGTCCGTTACAACACCCCATATTTGTCCATTACTAATAACTGGAACCCCTACTTGATATTTGACAGGACCATATAATTGTAGTTCAGTCAATCGGGACCTGGTTATACCCGAAACAACATAAGGTACCGTCGTGTAATTGTTCGAAGTCTGAGGTGCCACTTGGTTTACCGCATCCCCTGAAAAAATATAATTGTAAGAAATAGGAGTTGCTGACCAGCTTCCCGTGTTAGGGAAAAAGAATGCTGTCCCATTTGGATTCGGTGGTATAATATCTTGATATGGCGTTGTTATTTTCTTTTCAACTTTTGTTATTCCCCACGGATTGGTTTGTGTTAATGTTATGGTATAAGCTGAAGAGGTTACTGGATAGTTATGTGGAATGTTATTTGGAGTAAATGTTGTAATTATTTGTGGTGCGGACCCATCACCCCAGTCAACAACGTAATTCGAAAGTTCCAAAAACTTTTGAAATTCGTTAGAAGTATTGTAAACATAGTAAGTGTATGGATTTCCTGTTGTCGAACTAAATATAAAATTGGCAACCACATCTTTTTGTAAAACAGCACCATCAAACGGAGAATAATATCCTACGTCAACCGCAGATTGGGTCAACATTAAATTAACTGTTAGACCAGTCAACAATGAACTTCCGTTTGTACCCCCACTTAAAACTTGAGTCATCGATGAATATACTCCAACAGGTATCCCTTTGTAGTTGACAGTGAAAATGTCACCTTTGATATTCTCAGGAGATACTATAAAATTATAAGTGTCCATTACTGTGGGGGGTTTACATATTCATACCAATTTATTGGATTTGCGGCATCTCCGAGCCTTTGTCTTACTTGATTGAAAACTTGATAAGTTTGTGTCGGGTAATCTAACTTCACAGGAAGGTAAAGATATTTGGATATGTCAAACATATAAGGGGTTCCCGCTTGAGCCAGGTTCCATTGCCCCTCGTTCATCATTTTGACAAAATACCCTTTTTCCGCATTGTAAAACTTAGCGGTCATCCAAAAGTTTGTTATATCCAAAAATTCCCTGCTTTTTAACCAATAAATAAAATAACCCTCTTTGTCACCAACGTAGTCTAAAACAAACTCAGGTTTTTTTATTGTGACGTTAGTTCTCTGCATAATTGCCGAGGTTACCAACCCCTGTTGTGTTGGAATGATGAGTGTAAAATAATTTGTTTGTCTCTTCTCATCGTTGTTATCGTAAAAATCCAACTTGAAAAATGAGTTGGCAAAATTATTATTGTAATAATAAATGTCTTGTGTTGAGAAACCCTCTGCCAAGTAATTGGGTTGCCAGTTCAATTGGTTAGTGAGAGAACCCCCTGAATAAAAATAAAACTTATAGTTAATTTCAGTCACTCCGCTTGAAGTCCCACTATAAGGTTGATTGGCAAATCTTGTAACTTCGAAGTCTCTTCCATCACCTAACACCTCAGCAATAACCCCTTGTTCATATAGTTCAATGGAATCTCCAACATTAAGATAATCCCAATTAAGTTCGATAGGAATGTTTAAGGACCTATCGATTCCAACGGATTGGCTAAGTTTTACTTTACTCGCAGGCATCAATCAAAGGTTTAATTGGGTAGTTTATTCCACCTAACACATTGTTGTAATTAATACCTTCAGGTATTAATCTGAATATTACATTCTGATAGGGGTAGTGGGCTTTATTTAAATATGGGTAATCAACCCCACGATTCAAATTATCAAAAAAACCGTATTGGTATAAATCTCTCCATCTGAAGGATTGGTCTGCTTGTGAATAATATGAATAGCTAGGGATGTCGACGACAGATTCTGCCGGTCCTTCATCAACATAATCCGAAAAGAATCTCAAATTCATTTGTTGGTAAGGTTTATAGTAAAAACCTGGAGCATTTGGATTTGGTAGAATTGTTGTGGTGAAGACGTTTTGGTTATATTTTATTTTATGATAATATGGGGAAATGACTCTCTCGATTTGTTGATAATCATTCCACTCACAGAAGTCACCGTCCATGATATCACCTTTGGATAAATCGGAGTTATAATAAAATGTCTTTGTTGTTCCACTCGTCTTCGTGTAAGATTGTAAAGGTATATTTGTATTGGAATTAAAATTCGTAGTTGCCCACCAAGAGGTTGTCTCAGATGATAGATTGAACTGCCAACCTTGTTTTATACCTATCCCATTGGATGGTTCGTTGAAATAACCCGAGTATCCTTTGAAAACAATGGTTAAAAAAAGTTCTGTAATCGGTCTCTTTTGATTATCTATTAGGTCAATTATGTCCAAATCTTTGGCAACTGTGAAATTATAGGCATTACTACTTGTCTTTTGAACAATTCGATTAATGTTATTTGGCGTTAACGAACTAAGCTCTAACTTTCTTTGTTCTTGAAAAACGTTTTTCTCGAAACCAGCCTTTGTCACAATTAAGTCTTCAACATCGGTTAAGATTTTATGTCGTCTGACATAATATTTCGATGTGGTCTCTAACTCATTAGCGGCATTAATTACTCTTCTAAAAGTTCCGACAACACCATCTTGAAATGTTGTTCCTGTATATCCCACGTTTAATATATTGAAAATGAATGGTGAAGATAAAAACGTATCGTCACCCAAAGAATGTACCTGAAATAAATCTTCCTGTTTGTAGCTAAAAGGCAATTTCACAAATTCTCCAACCGCCAGTCCATGTTCCGAAATACATTCGAATGAAATTAACTCCTGACCATTTTGTGTAATATTCTTAATGGTGAAAGGAATACCATCCTTAGCAACCCACGAACCTATAGAACATAAAGTGGTATTGAAAACTTGATTCTCATTATTTTCTACGGGATAACTAAGATAGAATGTCCAATTATAGGTGTAAGCACTTTTTGCTCTGTAATCCAAATGATTGTCAGGGATGTTAGGTCTGTAAAAATCGAATTCATAGAACTGTGGAAAACCACCCCAAATACCACTCACAACAGACTCCTCTTCAGCGACATGCCATAAGTTATTCCTGAACGGTATGTAATCTGTAGTTCCAGAATAAGTATTATCGTAGAGATAGGTAACCTTAAAGGTGGGTCTAAAAATTGTAGAAGCTTGTCTCTCATTATCATAAACTTGACTGAGTTCAACTGTGGAAGTTCTATCATATTCAATAATCTCCCGTTGTTGCTGTTCCAGTCCGAGCTGAACGGATTGGTCAACACTTGGGGAAGCTTTGTATTGTATGGCACTTGGTATGGATGTATACCTATTCATTCGGGAGATACTTTGTTTTAAATTTATCCAAAGCTGTTTGTCCTTTCATAATTCCAAAATAGAATTGGTTAGGAGCACCTACAATAAATTCACTTCTCATGTTAGGAAAGGTTTGTCTTCTATAATTACCGGCAGCGTCAGAGCTGAATATATACCCTCTCTGAGTTGTGTCAGGGAAAGTGGTAAAGTTTACAAAATAACTCGGTGTCGTAATTCTTCTCCTATCTAACGATTGATATGGAAAAAACTTGATTCCTGTTAAAGATGGGTTGGTTACATTATAATTTGTATACCAATCATTTTTCTCACTCCCAAAAATTGTTTGGAAGGTTAGATTTGCCGGTTGAGTAAGTTTCCACTGATAGAAAGGAACAACTTGAGATTTTATTCCGAAGTCGTAGGTTATTGCGTTTTGATTAGAATTAGGTCTGAAGTTCAGTCGACCTGGACTCAAAAAGTCCTTGTTTTGTAAATCAACTGTTGTTGAAGAAAAGAAAACTCCCATTGTTGGTTGATTCAAATCACCCACGATAACCACAGGGTCTGAGGTCTGACCAAACACACTATAAAACTCAGGAGAAAAAGGTATAAGTCCAAGCTCACAATTTATTGACAAAAGTTGTGTTACATCTGCATCTAATCTTTGTTTTCTTCTTTGTGATACGTTAGAAAATCTAGTAAACAATAAAGACAACGCATCGTTCTTACCAATCTGAATAAGATTTTGTAAAAATTTCCTATTTGTGATTCTCGATATGGCAAACATGTTAATCAAGTCAGATGTATCAGAATAACTTGTGGGTGCCAAAGTCCTCATTAGATAGGCGTTAGTTCCAGGGTCGAATGAAATCTCTCTATAAACTTCGTCCTTCATACCCAAATTAGCAATTGTAGTAGGAAATAATAAATTCCTCTGATTAGTTGGAGAGTCGTCTGTGATTGTAGGTCTACCTATAAATGGTTGGTTATTTGTCGAACCGGTATAATAAGGAGAACTTCTATAATAATAGTTGTTAGTATCCGCATCAAAGTATGCCAATTGTTTAGCGAAGTTAGGCCGACCTGGTTTGTTATTTTTATCGTAAATCCTATCAACTTGAATCGGGAACATAAATAAGGAACCGTTAATCCAATTGTTTGTAAATGATTGTGCCAAAACCCCTCTACATAAACCAAAGAAAAATCTAAATCTGAAACCCCATTCTTGGAAAGTTAATATATCCTTCGTCAAATCCTTCCAAATATTTCTAGCCAATACATAACAACCATTTTCAACAGTATCCCCACTAGGACAAGAAGGTATTACACCAAAATTGACTCCATCTCCACTATAACAGGTCAATGAAACCAAATTCTCACACTCGAAAGAATCTAAAACGTTGATAGAAGCTAATTGACCAGCAATATCCGGACTTACCAACTCAGCACCTCCTGCCATATTTGCTGTGGTTAATTGAAATCCCGAAACTCAGGTTTTGCTGTAATAATGCCGGATTGTAATTCCAATCTGAACCATCCAACGTGTCTGATGAAGGTAGACGGTCAGTTCTCATTACATTTCTAACGTTTGACGTTATTTGGAAAGGAGTAGAACCCGTAAAACTCGGAAGTAAAACTTTAGACCAATAGTACGTTATACAGTTTTCTGGTTTAAATCCTCCAGGGTATTGAGGTCCTGTGTTCACCTGTAACCAATAAAAAGCGGCTCCCGATAAATCTTCATTAGATTGATAAGTGGCGAATTGTCTTTCGGGGGTAGGAGGACTATTTAAAACAAATTTATTTGCGGTTTGTGAAACAACACCTACGGGTAAAGAGAGGAATGGATATGCGTTCTGTGGATAATTATCCCTGTCGAGTGCCCCATAATAACCGACAGCCGACGTAGTATAAGCAGACCATTGACTACCTCCCCTAAAGAAATGTGATGGATAAAATATGTTTGTTTGAGAATTAAATCTTTGAATTGACATAGAACTATCATTCAACTTCTGAATGGGTATGTTAATTCTAGTTGATGCGGTCACCGTAAGAGCATTCTCACTTGGGAAACCAAAAATTTTACCAATACCAAAACGATTAACATATTGTGGTGAGTATGGGTCAACCCCCCTTTGTAGAATTGTTATATATTGCGTATCAAAGTTAGGATATAAGCTTCTGATGTTATAAGGCTGAGTGTCTTGAGGTGCCCATCCGAAGGGACCAAATTTAACATATGTTACTACTGTATTAGAATTCAATAGAGTTGGGAAATAAGGTCCTGTGGTATTGTTCCAAAGTACTGCCGCTTCGCTAACAGTAAGAGCAGTAACCACTTGATAATACTCAATATCACTTGGATAAGAATAATTTGTATTTGTAGACCCTGTTGTCAAGTTGTAATCAACACTGAGGTTGTTCAATTGGTCATTCGGGTTACAATATTCAACAGTGTATTGAGACGCACCTGGATTGAGAGGGGTTCCACTAATTCCATTCGGGAACCCTGTCTGAGCACTATATGCGGGTGTAAAATAGTTTCTGTCTCTCGATGAATCTGGTGTAACGAAAGTCAACATACTTCCAGTCTCAAGTTTCGTTGTTAACAAAACTGTAAGTGTGTTATCAAAATGTTGTACTTGAACGTTTCCCGGATAATCAAACGAGACACTTATTCTATTGATACCACCATTATCATCAAAATATTTTGCTCTTGTATTGAAAACGTTTATTCTCTCAGCCATCGGAAGATTTGATGAAAAAGAATAAATGTCTGAAGCTAAAGCCGCCTGTGTATTGGGAAATCTTGATACCGGTGACTTGGTGGTTTTATATATGTTTATATTATTTTGTGAAAGATTATTTGTTCCTATTGCGTTCGCAATACTCAAAGCAAATGTTTGTTGATTGTCAGGATTTTGTTGTGATACTGGAGGTAAAACCGTTACACTATCAATGTAATTTACAAATCTCGAAAATGGGGTAAAGAATGAGTTGTAATTGGAAACGAGTCCTTCGTATAATGAATCACCACTACAATCACACGCAACACAAGATGGATATGTTAATGCGGGGAGTTTTATTGGCCCGAATGGCTGTTTACCTAACCATTTGGTTATGGCGTCCCACACTAAAGCAAAAGCAGCCCATTTAGCCGAAATCAATAGTTCGTAAACACCTGCTCCGGCAACTCCACTCAAAACGCCCAAAAATAACATAGCAGCAACTAAGGCGTGAAGTCCCGAGACAACCCATAGAAATGTTGAAAAGGGTTGCTTCAATTCATACAAAAATTCATAAATTCTTGCAGCTAAATGGTATGACCATATCAAAATGGGACCCAATAGTTGTAAAACTTGTAGAAGAATTGAATAAACGAAAAAAGTCAAATCGAAATTTCTAAACCCTTCATTCACAGGAAACTTATTAATAGTTTGTTCACAACTATCATTGTTAATTTCTTTGATTCCAACAAATCTACCCCTAGCACCATTTTTAAATTCGTCTATCAAACCGGCAACTGTGTAAACTCTGTTAAATGAGAATTGATAAAACGTGTCTTCGCAATCAATTACCTCCTGAAGTCTATTCAATTTAGCTTGTCCTGTAAATCCTTGCGTGTATCCTGACCAATCCAAACCGAAATAATATGAACTCTTTAAGCTGTCTGGTGGAGTAAAAAATGAATTCGGGTCTGTGTTGATGTCAGGCCATCCATACTCTTTCACGTTCGGTACAAGATAGTATGGTCTCCTCACTTGTTCAGTAAGGTTCTGTGATTGCTGCCACTTTATCTTGAATCTATATTTGGCCCTTGTTGGAATACCAATAGCAGGGTCATTTGATAGAACAGTTTCTCCGAACTCGTTAGTGACTAAATAATCCAAATTCATTGGTAACTCCACAACCCATGTCCCATCACCATCTATTAAGTTACCATTTTGTTCCAAACCATATCTTTCTATTATCGGATTACCATCCTCGTCTTGAAAAATTGTTTGTCTTATAGCAACGATTTGTCCCGGACCCGCCTGTAAACCACATAAGTTACCAAAATCATCTCTCGGTCTTGCGTTTTTCCTTATTCTGAAGTTGTCACCTGTGGAGTAGATTGAGCCCATGAAAACAGCCGTCGGTTGAATATCAACGTTAGCGTCATCTCTCAAATCAAAATCCATTCGATTGATAGCAATTTGACAAAGTGACTCAGCTCCCCAAAGAGGAGCAATTTCTATATTCCTGTTGAAGGATATGATTTGAGGTAGTGAATTCAGGTCGTTCGATGTCCTGAATGTGTTCCCGTTTACTTGGGATTCTGTTGCCAAACCCATTCTAATCAAATCTTGAGGAGTGAGTGAAAACTCCCCTATATCAGACAAATCAACATCCATGAAAAGTAGTTGGTCTCCCAATGGAGCACCCATAATCATGTAATCACCACTATCATTGGTTTTAGTAGTGAATTTATAATATTTGTCATATATTTCTACAACTGTACTTCCTGTAAGAGCGTCTGCTCGTGTTGGTAATGTCCCTGTTGCGGCATGTGTTGAATAGGATTTTTCGTATGGAAGAAGATTATATCTGTACCCATCTTCATTTTTATCATCCACTGATTTATATGGATAGATACTTGTTATTATAGGGTTGGATTCATCAATCGATTCTATCGGTATGAATATCGAAACTCTCGCATTTGGAATTCCAAAACCACCGTTAGCTGTGACTCTACCTACAACCACACCATAATCAGCACAATTCCTATTATAGATTTCAGATTGTAATATTTTCAAGGACAGGATTTCTAAAAATTCGAAATCTTGGTCTAACTGTATGTTCAGCGTTTTGTTGGTACCTAACTCTGTTCTAATTCTATAGGATTGTCCCATTAAAGACTTTTGTAATAAATAGTTTATGTGTAATTTTTAAAGAATACACACAACTCAATTATAGTCGTAATAATTGAATAATAAATTAAGACAAGGTAACTGTTTGGAAATTCTTAACTGAAACTCTAATATCTTTATTAGGATATCTTATTTGATAAACTTGACTCGGTTGAGCGAATATTGTGTCATCTACAGGTTGAATTAACTTTGTTGCCGGGTCAGCGTATTCCATCGATGTTTCCGCTGACGAGTATTGACCCCCCACTTCATTAAAAATATCTAAGCTGGCCACAGTCAGAACACCATTAGTGTTTTGTACAATACTTTTAATTTCGGAAAGGTAAACATTTTGACCCAATTGTCTGAGTTGTGGGTTGAAATAAGTAGATATCTTATCAATAACATTTGTGATTACTTGTCCTGAGTTTTGTGCCGAGTCGAGTACTATAGAAATATCAACACTTAAGTCGATAACTTCAGCACTGAAAATAGAAATATAATCGTTCATCATTCGATAGTTCGAAAGATAGCTGGCAATGTTTTGTCTCATCGTATTAGAAACAATTGAAGTCAGTTTCCCTGAAGAGTCGTATGATAAAATTTGTATTAAAATCTTATTGTTATTTTCAGTTATGGAAACTTTAGCAGGTGCTCCAAACTGAGAAGGCATGTTTCTTATAATTGACTCATAGTCTTGAACGGTAACAGCTCTCTTTTGAGCCGCAAAATTATATGTAACATAATTCCTAACTTCTTCTATATTAGGTGCTCCCGCTCCACCGACAGCCGCTGTTACGTTTGTACATCTCAATGAGTTGACAACTGATTGGTTTGTTTGTTCGGAGGGTCCGTTAACAAAGAACGAGACAGTACCCACTTGATTAATTACGTTTGTACCTAAGTTTGTCCCCAATCCACCTCCAACTCTATATTGTATAAACAATGTTGAATTAGGTGATAACGTAGAACCTAACGAAAAGTTATTTGAGTATTTTTGTAAATCCAACGTTGTTCCTAAAGTGGTGAATTGATTTAAGGCGTCTTGAGCAGTGTTTGTTCCACCACCGAAAGTTAGTTTTTTGAAACCCTCTGAAGTATATTCAGAAATAAAACGATTTTGAGTTTGTATATATCTACCCACCTTGATTCCTGGTTGGTCAGAAACTTTTGTTGGGTCTTCAACCCAAACTCTATCTTCTGCTAAGGCGTCTACTTCGTACCATTTATTTTCAAGACCTAAAAACTCCGACACAGTCGGTACATTCGTATATTGTGTGCCATTCTTTAAGAGGACACTTGTGATACCCAATACGTTTTTTTCAGGTAGGTATAACTCGAAGAACGGCTTTACATCGTTTGGAGAGATAACTCTTTTAAATACTTTTGTAATACCGTTAACAACTATCTCCCTTTTTGTTATTGTGTAATTTAATAAAACTCCATTACCATTAAAGTTCGGAATTTTTAACCTATTGAGAACCCCTTGAGAATTGTAAGGTGATGAAAAATCAATGTCCTCGACATTTTCAAAAACTATTCCGGCGCCGACTACCTGAGACCCCCTCTGAAGAATTCCCAAATATCTTTCATCTTCTTTATCTCCGAAAACAGGAACTGTGATAGAAAAATCAACAATAGCAACTGAAGGTCTTTGTCCAGGTATTTTTAAACCGTAAGTTCTGGCTATATTATAAACAGAATTTTTCTGTTGGGCATACTGTAAAACTGTTTCTTGAACACTCCTGTCTATATTATAGTTGAGATTGTCGGCAACTGCCGCGTTCAAATCCAAGAACACTGAAAAAACCGAAGCGTCGTTAAAATCCTGAATAAGTTCCGGATAATATGTTCTAACATAATTTTGAAGTTCAGTTCTAATTGCCTGAAAATCTCTGGTTGCGTACGATATTTTTCTGTTTGCCATCTATGTTAAATATTAACAATAACAAAATCACTTTCAGCAAACGTTTGTCCGTTTGTAGAATAGTCAATTCTTATTTTTGCCGTATACTCAGAGGTCCCTTTACCAGGCACTCTGAGGATATCATATACTCTGGTATCACCAGGTTGTGACCTATAAGTTAGGGTATCAACTTCATCAGCAGAATCGGCAGGTTCTATGGTTATTTTATTAACCAAAAGGTTCGGCATAAATCTTTGTATAGAATCTCGAATATCGGCCTCAATGGCTGAAAAGGTTAAACCATCAAACGGTTCAAACAAAAACTCATAAAGTCTTGTACCAAACTCTGGTAAGTAATATCTGGCACCTTTCCTTGTTAATAGTAAGTGTGTAAGGTCTGCTCTTATTTGTTGTGCCCTATAGTCTGTGACTTGAAGATAATCTCCTTGGAGTGAGTCGGCAAAAGGGAAATTTATCCCATATGTAATTCCATTAGCCATATGAGATAAATATATTAGTTAGTTTTTTTTGTTAAAGTATTACCGGGAATATGTCTAGGGTCATAAGGACAATGTTTACATTTAAAACCACAACAATATCCACGATTTAAATGATAAGCCTCAGTCAAAACGACTAAACCATTTTCATTGTGATAGTAAAAAGAAGGGTCAAGCTTTATTTGCTTGACCCCTTTTGGATTTTCTTTTTCCATTAATTAAGCCATTACTATTTCACAAGCACCACCAGCACATGCCACTTCACCACTTAAGTTTGTATCATCGTTTTCTTCAACGATTTTTGACAAATCAATCTCATGTAAAGTTTTCATTAGCTCTTCGTATTTTTCTTTAGTACAATCTTCGAATGGTGCTTGGATATATGTACCACCATCATATGGTAACACTGACAATCCATTATAGTGTTCTCTATTTTCCCACATCCATTCACCAACAGCAGGCCACTCATGTTCTCTAATTGAGACCGTAGCACTTACATTGTGTGAGTTCGAACCACTTCTGTGAGCGGGTTTAATCCATTCCGTATGAACTTTCTTAACTCTTTCTAAGAGTTGGATTGGAGATTCATTTCTAAGAATTGAACCTTCGGGTGCTCTTTGTGGGATTCCAATTACCGCAGTATCGTGTGGTCTGAAATATTCGTCCTCAATTAATTCAGGATGATTTTTTTGTAAATGAGAATAGATTGCCTCATTTTTACCAACACGTACTCTTCTAATATAATATTCGTTATGCCAAGCGTGAATTCCTGATGAGGTTCCAAGTGTCAACGAAGTTGTTCCTGCTGGTTTAACGGTTGTTGTTCTTGCCGCCTGATTAATACCAAGGATTTCCGCAACTCTCTTATTTTCTTCTTTAACAACCTTAGCAGCTGCTTTCATATCTAATTTAAGAACAGCCCCTGAACCGATACCTGTCATTGAAATTCCAATCAAAGCATCTTTTTCAGTTGTTCTTTGCCAAATAGGTCTAAGATAATGAAAATCAGTGTATCCAGCCTGTAGTGTCCCAATAAAGGTCGCCGCTTTAACTCTTCCTTCGTAATCTTCTTGAGATACTACGTTTGACACGTTAACCTCAGTTAAATTACAGAATTGGAAAGGTCTAAGAGCAATTTCACAACATGGATTGGTTCCCCAATCTTTATCATTTGTCAAATAGATACCAGGTTCACCGGCCCCACTATTCTCAATTCTTTTCCAAAGTTCCATAAAATAATCTTTGGTAATCTTGTGTCTCACCAATACTGCTGAGTTGTTAGCTCTTCCTCTCTGAGGATTCGTTTCCCACCAAGAGCCACTCTTACAACCAATCATTTCATCGTCAGTTGCTGAGAATAAAGAGATTAGTGCCGCTCTTCTGATACCACCAGCCAATACCGCATCAGCAATATGACAAACCATATCATGAACTTCAATTGCTTTGAGTTTTTCTCCACCTTCCTTAGAATCAAGGATACCCTCTAATTTAATTAAACACTCCTTGAGAGGTTGAGGACCAGGAGCTTTTCCGCCTGATGTAACCAATCTAGCACCTTTCGGTCTGATGTCACTAAAATCGAATTGAATATGTGAACCTCCGAAGAAATAAGATTTCACTAATACTTTTACCGCGTCAGCCCAACCTTCGATGGAGTCTGCCACCAACCATCTTCTACTTCTCTCTTTTGATGGTTTTCTAATCTCAGGTAATAATTCAACGTGATGTTTTTGAACTGAGTATCCAACACCTGTTCCCCCAAGTAACAAGAACATGATTTCTGAGAATACTCTCCAGTCATCAACAGGAGCGTAAGCACAGTTGTAAATTCTATTAGGTGAAATATCAATAGGTTTACCAGCGAACTGCATTGACCTCATTGATGGGAGAACTTGTTTTTTGAATACATACATGTAGTTCTCTCTGATTTCTTTTTCAAGTTGTGGATACTTTTTGATATGCATATCCATGTTTCTTGTGACAAGTTCTTGCCACGTCTCTCTTCTCTTCAATTCCGGAATGTACTTAGCATACTTCATGTACACTGTGATGTCCGATAAAATCCTGTTCGAAATGTCCATTTTTTAAGTTTTTGTTAGTTTGTATTTTTTATCAAAAAATCGGTGATTTTTATGATAAATATAATGTTGTGTTATAAGCGACCTTGTTTTTTTATAAAAAAAATTAAGTTTTTTTTGAAAAAAGTAGATATTTAATTAGCTAGTTTTTTCTTCCCGTTGTCTTCTTTTTTCTAAAAGTTCTCTGACTCTATCTCTCTTCTTTTCTTCTTGTTGTTCTTCAAAACCTAAGAATGTTATTGAGGACTCTGTATCGATTTCTAATAGTTCATTATTGAACTTACAATTTTCGAATACAACACCGTCTTTACCCAATCTCGATTTAGTAATCGCGATTGTCGCCAGATTCATTTCTTTTTGTTGGAGTGTTTTGGCAACTGTTATAATAACGTGTCCGACTTGTGCTTTTTTGATTGAACCGCCCATTTGGTCTGTGGTTACAACTTCAGATGAGATTGAACTTCTGTTACCTTGTGTTGCCGTCCATCCAACCAAATTGAGTTCGTGACACATTGCTTCAAAAGCTCTCATTACTGAACCTTCGGCTTTCCACTCATCTTTAGCACTTTGTTCTGGAAGAACACAATCGATATAATCCAAAAGAATTAAATCAATCTTTGTACCATCAGCAATGATTTTACGAACTTGATTCTTGATTGAACCCATTGTGACAGTATCCGAAGCCAACTTTTTCAGGATTAACTTATTTTTCATAGTCTCCTGAATTTCGGTGATTTTTGATAAAACATCTTCTTTGTGAAGGGCTAACTCGTCAGGAGCTATACCTGTCCAAATTGTAAAATGTTTTCTTTGAACAATTTTAGGATTGTCTTCAAAAAATATTTGTAAGACATTGTATCCCATATTGAACGCTGTGTTGGCTATCTTAGTGAGAATTGTAGTTTTACCCACACCAGTTGGTGCCAATATAACTCCAATCTCCCCTTTCGCCAGTCCACCTTTGAGCAGTTTGTCAATACCTTGAATTCCCATAGGGATTGGATGTCTGTAGTCCTCTTCCAATACAGTGTCAAGTCCAGTGAAGATGTCAGAAACATTTTTTTCAACCTCCCCAACTTGTAGGGCTTCTCTAACTAAACCTTCAACTTTGTCATAGGATTCGAAGTCTCCCTCGGTAATAATCTTTTGGGCTTTGTCCATGGCTTTTTGTAACTCTTGTTGTTTACAAAATTTCAAAGCCTTTTCTTGGACAAATTGGGTACCTTCAAAGGGTGCGTCTTTGACTTGTTTTAGTGTGTCCAAAACAATTTTAGCAACTAACTCTTGTGTAATCTCAGACTTGATGAGTTGTTCTAATGTCTCAAAGTTTGGTGCCGACTCATATTTTTTATGGTACTCTTTGATTAACTGTAAAATTATCTTGAAATACTTGTTGTCAAAATATGATGGTTCTATTACATCAATAATGGAAGATGTAAAATCTTTATCTTCCATTAATTGATTGAGTAATTGTATTTGAAACGTGTTCCCTAAATAGTCAAAATTTTTATTCATAAACTATATCTATACCCCTTCATTAATTAAATATTCAGGCAGAGAGGTCGAATTCCAAATATTTGTAAGTCAAATCTTGATTTGAAAAAATGTCAGTAAGTTCTTTGAGAATATCTTTCAAAAATGGTCGCACGTCCACTGTATAACGAACCTTTGGTGGAAATTTTTTTCCGTCAAAAATTCTATGACAAAGTGTCTGTTCTCCGAGTTTGACATAGATATTGAAAACTTCGGGACCATCAGTTTGAGAAGTTTCCATGATTTTTGGGTCGTGGATGATTGACTCTTTGTTGTCCATCATGTAAACAACAGTTTTCATCTTTAGGTAGTACTGTAAAGATTCTTTTACCGACTTGATAAATTCGTAAAACTCAAGTGAGTTTTTTGCTTCGGGATTGTAACCCCTAACATTGTAATACCTTTGGACTACAATGTTGTCATTTAGAGTTAACAGGAACTCCATTTTAATACTGTCTTGTTCTTTCATGTTTGTTTTATTAAAATTAAAATTTAAAAATTTCTTCAATACCTAATTCTTGGTTTTTATAAAATATTACCATATGGGGATTTTCAGGAGAATTATCAGTAAAGTAATATAACGCCAAAGATAAACGTTCCAAATTGTCGGGACAATTAAGAGGAGTTGGGTGTCCGTGAAGAGCATTGTCGATGTCGAAAATAACCGCTCTATTGTATATAGGTTCAATTTCAACTTCTTTTTTCCAAGTTTCTTTATTCCATAGTTCGAGATTACCCCCATACTCGGTTACCCAATTTTTATTTAAATAAAGTAATAAATTCAATCTTCTATGTTTTTTTGTACCTGGTTGTAAGTTGTAATCTTCATGAATTGATAGTGAACCCCCTTTTTTTATTTTGTGAATTCCTCCACCAATCAAATAAGGGTCCCTGAAAAGATTATCTATACCCGTAAGACTTTGTAAGAATATTAGAAATTCCTTGGAATTTAGATATTCCATTAGAAGATTTGTTATAGGAAGTTTGTTCTTTATTTCTTGAGCGGTCGTGTCATGGTTTGGATAATAAAATTTATTAATCTCATGTTCATTCACCCACTCAGTAGTATTATGAAACCAATCTTGATGGTTTTTGATTTCTTCCAAAACATTATCTAATAAAAATTCAGATAAAAAATTATCAATTATAATGTGAGGATATGGCTTGGCAGATAAAAACTGTGTTCTTAAATTATTCGCCAAATTTAGGTTTATCATAATCTACGTTTTTCTTTTCTTATAAGTTTCATAAAGGGTCTTAAGAAATTAACCCAAGCTTCGTCATTTTTCGGAAGGTACTTAAAAAGTCCATCTTCCATCATAAGTCTCATCAAATTTTTATATCCTCTGTCGGTGGGGTCAATTGTGTCAATATGAATTTGTTCGACAAGTGATTTACCATCCTCCGTGATTAAGGGATTACTGAGGTCAACAATTTTTTGGTTAACTCTATAAAACTCTTCTCCAAGTATACCATTTTTGGTCCGTCCAGTCAAAATATTTTGAACTGTTTTGGGAACCTTTTTTTGCCTTATATCTCGTGCGTTATCGAGAATTTCTTGAATAGTGCTTGGTTTATCAAGCAAAAAAGGGAATAATTTGACTAAAGTTTTTTCACCCAAACCCTCGATACCATCGATGTTGTCAGATTTATCACCTGTGAAAACTTTTGTAATAGTTACGTTGTAGTGTGGTATATCCACTTTGTTAATAGTAACCTTATCTCCGAACTTCAAATACTTCTTTATTACAGGGGAATAGATTGTCACATTTTCTGAAAT